ATCAAAAATGCAGGTGGTATAACAATGCGTGTAAAACGCGGAGAACAACCTGTATGGTATGATGCCGCAGTCAAATACAATCGTGGACCTAACGGTAATTCATACTGGGCATTAAGTAAAGGAGTACTTGATGATCACAAAGTTCATGCTAGTGAGTACAGCAGTGTAGGATTAAAGTATGACCATCATGTTGACAACAACGGAACGTTAACCGAATTGTATAGTCAGGTCAATCAACTTTTAGATCTCCACGGCGCCACGTAACCTGTGTCTTTTTGACTACTTCTACACAATTTAAGCAAATAGTGCGTAGATTACTAAGTTGTATATTTTCTAAATTACCGTCTATATGAAACACAGTTAATTGTGTGGGGTAGATACTATGGAAACCACATAAGTCACATGTGGTTTTTTTCTTGTAACCACTACGTTCCCAGTTAGCCGTTCTGGGTTTCTTTTTATTTTTCTTACGACCGCACTCATCACATATGCTACGGTAATGGGTAATTCCTTCACGGATATAATTAACAGCACTATAATTTTTATTACATTGCTTACAGATTGGTCTCATATTGTATTTAGTAGTCAACCTTTGAAGGCACACTAAACCCATATTTTTCTATTTTTTTTATAAATAAGTGTATGCATTTTAAGGTGGTAAACCTCATAATTTTACATAAAGGAAAAACAAAATGGCATTAATATCTCCAGGCGTAGAAGTCGATATCATTGATCAAACTCAATATCTTCCTGCTTCTACCAACTCAGTTCCGTTAGTCGTAGTTGCTACAGCACAAAATAAAGCAGATCCAACAGGTGTAGGCATAGCACAGGCTACTACTGCAGCCAATGCCGGACAATTATATCTTGTTACAAGTCAACGTGATTTAGTTTCATTATACGGAAACCCATTCTTCTATACTACAACTAATGGTACTCCAATTCAAGGATATGAATTAAACGAATACGGCTTATTAACAGCTTACAGTACATTAGGTGTAACCAATCAAGCCTATATCTTACGAGCAGATATTGATTTAGCAAGTTTAGTAGGTAAAACATCAAGACCTTCTGCTGCTCCGGCAGATGGCACTTATTGGTTAGACACAACAAACACAACCTGGGGTATTTATGAATTCAATGCCAGCACTGGCACATTTACAAATAAATTACCTATTGTCATTACAGATCCAACACAAATGAATAATGATTTACCAATACAAACCTTAGGTAACATTGGTGATTATGCTGTATGTGCTCTCATTGATGATACTACTATTGAAGGTGATACAACAACATATTTCTTAAAATCTCCAAACAATGTTTGGGTAGAAGTAGGAAGTGCTGATTGGGCAAATAGTTGGCCAACAGTTCAAGGTACATTAAATCCAACCAGTTTGACTGCTGGAAATTCTATCACATTTAGTATGCTAGGAAATAGTTTTACTGTCACAGTAGGACAAAATGGAACAGCACACACTGTAGATGGATTTGTAGAGGCATTTAATCAAGTAGGTTGGTCAAGTTTGACTGCTATGAACATAAACGGATATTTTACACTATACGATAGTTATTCTAGTACCAGTACTGGTGCTTTAACTATAGTAAGTTCTACTGGTACTGTTCTTAATGATTTAGGATTAACAACAGGTGTTTTTAATCAACCAGTAGTTTATTATGGAACAGCAAATCAATTTCCATTATGGACTAGTTCACAGTCTAGTCCTCGCCCAACTGGTTCAGTATGGATTAAAATAGGTAATGCTGGAACAGGATTAAATCCAGTGCTATCAAAATATTCTAGCAGTTTAGGATCATGGAGACAACAAACAGTCGGATTGTATTACAGTGATTACAATGCAATTAGTTCACTAGACCCAACTGGCGGCCAAGCAATCCCAGCAGGAACAATTTATTGTCAATATGATTATGATTATACACAATATGATTTAACTGCGCCATTGTACTTCTGGGAAAGAATAGCAACTGGTCCTACAATTGTTACTGGATCTGTTAATAACCCAGCATTTACTCAAGATTATACTTTAGAAGTCCAAGTCACAATCCCAGGTACAAATGGACTTTCACCTGGAGCTAAGGCATATTATACATTGTCAATTAGTTCTGGCTCTACTTTAAGTGATTTTATCGTAGAATGGCAAAGCGCAAATATTCCATACACAACAGCATCTATCACTAATACAGGTGCGTTACAATTAACACATACAGCAGGTGGTGTAATCGTATTACATGACACTAATGACATGGGATATTCAAGTGGATTATTAGATTTATTAGGTCTAGTTCCAAACGTAACTGCTGGTTGCAATTATAGTTACAGCTATAATAATCAATTCACAAATGTACAGCAAACATCTACATCAGGTGTTGGTACAGGAGCAGCCTTCAATATCACAAGTTATTATAACCAATATATTATTAATGCGATATATAATGCAGGTACTGGTTATGCTGTGGGTGATACTATAACAATATCAGGAACCAGTCTTGGTGGAGCAACACCTGAAAATGATGTAACTTTAACAGTTTGTAATGCACAAACATCAGGTAATCATGGTATATTAGGTGTAGCCTTCACATCAGGAACTGTAGCGTCGGGTCTTTATGGTGTTGAATTAACCAATTGGTATCCAATGACCATTACATCTAGTGATATTGCTCCAACTATAGCTCCTGCTAATAATACTAATTGGTATTATAGCACTGATAGTCAAGTAGATATTATGGTAAATTATCAAGGTAGTTGGTATGGTTACAATAATCTAAACTACGATAGTACTGGTTTCCCTACTGCTGGCAGCAACAACACAGATCCAAATGGACCTATTTGCCAAGCTACAGAACCAACAACTCAGAGTGATGGTACTCAACTACAATATGGTGATCTTTGGTTAAATACAGGTGATACTGTTAACTATCCAATGATATATCGTTGGGAATCAATGGATGGCATGGATCAATGGGTACAAATAGATACTACTGATAGCGTAAATAGTGATGGTATCGTGTTTGCCGATGCACGTTGGGGTAGTTCTGGATCAATCGATCCAGTTAATGATGCTATTCCAACAATTCAAAGCATGTTAACAAGTAACTATATTGATTTAGATGCTCCAGCTCCAACACTATATCCAAGTGGTATGCTATTATGGAATACAAGACGTTCAGGATTTAACGTAAAACAATTTAGAACAAATTATTTTACTTCTGCTAACTATCCAAATGCAGGAATTTACAATCCAAACGATCCTACTAACGTCAATAACTTACCAGAGCAAAGTTATACATGGGTCAATATAAGTGGCAACCAAGCTAACGGAGCAATGTATGCTGGAAGTGCAGCACAACGTGCTTTAGTTGTTGAAGCAATGAATAGTGTAATTGAAACAAATACATCTATACGTGATGAAGATAATTATTTTAACTTAATCGCATGTCCTAACTATCCTGAAGTTCAAGCAGCTATGATAGCGTTGAACAACGATAGAAATGACACAGGATTTATTGTCGGTGATACACCTATGACATTGCCTGACGATGCTACAGCAATTCAAAATTGGGCTAATGATAACGCAACAGCAGTTGTAACTGGAACTTCTGGATTAGTAACTCGTGATAATTACATGGGCTTATTCTATCCTAGCGGTTTAGCAACTGACTTAAGCGGTAATCAAGTTGTTGTCCCACCAAGTTACATGATGTTAAGAACTATTATTCGTAGTGATAGCATCGCTTATCCTTGGTTCGCACCAGCTGGTACACGCCGTGGTAATATTGATAACGCACTAAGTATTGGTTACTTAGATGCATCAACAGGTCAATATGTCCCAACTAAAACACGTTTGGGAATAAGAGATACACTATACACTGTGGGTATTAATCCATTGGTATACTTCACAGGCAATGGTCTATTAAACTTTGGTAACTTAACAAGTGCTGAAACAATAGATAGTGGTAGTGCATTAGGTAGAATCAACGTAGCTCGTTTAGTAGCATATCTACGCAGACAATTCACAATTGCTGCTCGTCCGTTCATATTTGAACCAAACGATGCTATTACAAGAGCACAGATTCAAGGTGTAATTCAATCTATTTGTGTAGAATTAGTTTCTAAACGAGGTCTATATGATTATCTAGTAATATGTGATGACAGTAACAATACACCAGCTAGAATAGATGCTAATGAGTTATGGGTAGACGTAGCGATTGAGCCAGTGAAAGCTGCTGAATTCATCTACATCCCAGTTCGTATTCTTAACACAGGAACTCTAGCAGCCCAATAATATAATGCCCTTCGGGGCATTATATTACTAAGATAAATAGATATAACAGGAGAAAATTAAATGGCATCAATTATAGCCTCACAATCCCTAACTAACATGTCTGTAGCATCAGATACATCGCCACCAAACGGTGCGTTGTTGATGCCTAAACTACAATTTAGATTCAGAGTTAGTTTTATTAACTTTGGGGTTAATGCTGACACAACAGTTTTAACAAGACAAGTTATTCAAGCAACAAGACCTAACTTAAGTTTTGCTGAAATCTTATTACCAGTATATAACTCAACTGTAAAAATTGCAGGTAAGCATACATGGACTGATGTTACTATTGATTTGCGTGATGATGCAGCAGGTAGCGTAAGTCAACTAGTTGGTCAACAGTTACAAAAGCAATTTGATTTTATGGAACAAGCAAGTGCTGCCGCAGCGCAAAACTATAAGTTTGTAACATTTATTGAAATACTTGACGGTGGTAACGGAGCAACAGCACCAACAGTGTTGGAGACATGGGAATTAGATGGTTGTTTCCTTAAAACAGCAAACTATAATACATTAAATTATGGCAGCAACGAGAATGTCACTATTCAATTAGCGATCACTTACGATAATGCTGTACAAAGCCCATTAGCTTCAGGTGTTGGCACTACAGTAGCTCAGTCTATCTCACGTGCAAATCCAACAGGCGTATCTACAGGCGTAGGCTCAAATAATCCTACTACCTAATTTAGGACACTAAAATGGCAGGCGGTGGATTAGGAGCATGGGGTCAAAGCCAGTTACAAAATGCTGTAACTGGCTTTTTTGGTAACGATTATTTGCGTGATTATCAACACGCCAGTAAAACCTTTTTACCAAACGGTTTTCAAAACAGTCCTAAATTAAAATTCTTATTTCATACTGTATTTGAAATTAATACAGATATTGTTAACTTACCACAAGATAATATTAACATCAGCGTACTGGTTAAAACAGTCAAATTGCCAAGTTTTACAATTGAAACCGGAATTCTAAATCAATACAATCGCAAACGATTAAACACTACAAAAATTAAATACGATCCAGTTGAACTTACATTTCATGACGATGTTGGTAATGTAGTTAGTAGTTTATGGTATAGATATTATACATATTATTTTCAAGACGGTTTGAATCCAGCAGTTACATTAAATGGAAAATCAGGCGCGGTACCAAATGCAACTAATGTTGGTGGAGGGGTAAACGCTCCGTTATTAGATTATACCACACGCACTCAATATGTTCCTTCAACAACTTCATTTAAAAATTGGGGTTATAATAGTCAAGGAGCAGGCAGTAATCCTAGCGTTAAACAACCTTTCTTTAAAAATATTACTGTGTTTGGTATCAACAATCACCAGTGGATTTCCTATACATTTGTTAATCCTCTGATAACACGATTTGGTCATGATACATATGATTATTCAGAAGGCGGCGGTGTCATGGCAAATTCAATGACAATAGATTACGAAACTGTAGTTTATAATCAAGGTGTATTGGATGGTACTAATCCTGGTAATATATTACAAGGATTCGGAGATCCTTCAGTATATGATAGAACAACAAGTCCTATTATGACCCCAGGAGGTAATGCTACTGTACTAGGTCAAGGTGGATTGATAGGGGCTGCTGGTGGATTTATTAATGATATTACTCAAGGGAATATATTGGGTGCTGCTAGAACAGCAGGTGTAACATATAATACTGTTAAAAATATTAACCCAACAAGTTTTATCACAAGCACTATTACTCAAGCACTAACTGGTGCTTTAAATTCTACTGCCAACCCTAACAGAAACACAAGTTGGGAAATTCCTGTGTTTGGACAGTCAGCCTCTCAACCAACTGCAGGACAAAGTATTGGGGGAATTAGTATTCCACAAACTTATCAACAATTAGGACAAAATTTAGGATTAGGAAATATTGCTAACATCAACAATCAAATTAGTAGTGTTAGTTCTTCAATAAATCAAACATTAAGTAATGTGTTTGGTATTGGTCAAACTGCCGGTACACAACTTCCTGATAATAGCACATTACCTCCGGCGCCATATTAAACTGTATAAATAATGTTATGGCACAAATAATTGACAATAGAACTAATATAGATCAAACTATTCAAATTTTTGATAGTTTCTATTCTTTTAATACAGTTGTAAATCCTACAGAATACGATATAGTACATGGATACTTTACTGGAGTTTGTAGTAGTAAACAAGTTGCGGAAAACTTTACAGCGTTATTTTTTAGAATAGCGCAAGCTACAGCTTTACCAGTATTAACACTATTGGGTTATATACAAGGTAATAATCAAAATGACAAATTAAATATGAATAAAACACTTTGTTATTTTCTTAATTCACTAAAATCAAAAACAGCATTATACGGGGTAGCACAAGTTCCTAAACCAAATATACCTGTAGCACGCAACATACTTCAATAATCATGGGAAACTGGGCACAAGGCATTTATGAAGTAAAGAATCCACAAAAATATATAGGCAATCATAAACCTAAATATCGCAGTGGATGGGAACTTACATTCATGACCTTTGCGGATAATAACAAAAATGTTATCTATTGGGCTAGTGAAGCAATACGCATTCCCTATCGTCACCCATTAACAGGTAAACCAAGCACTTATGTTCCAGACTTCTTTGTAGTATACGAAAACAAGTATGGTCAAAAGATAGCAGAAGTAGTTGAGATAAAACCCAAAAAACAAAGTCTTATTGAAAGTCGTGCTATGTCTATGAAAGACAGAGCCGTTGTAGCAATCAATCATGCTAAATGGGCAGCAGCCAAAGCATATTGTAATCAACAGGGCTACAACTTTCGTGTAATTACAGAAGATGATTTGTTTTATAATGGGCGTCGGTAAATAAATACTTCATGAC